GTTGCGCCTCATTTCGATAAAAGCGCATGAGTCATTTTTAAACGATCGTTTTACTTTTTCTATGCAAATTGAACAAATCAAAACCGAGGATCTCATTCCTTACGCCAGGAACACCCGCACCCACTCGCCAGAACAGGTATCGCAGATCGCCGGATCAATCCGCGAGTTTGGATTTACGAACCCGGTTTTGATCGACGCAGAAAACGGTATCATCGCTGGGCATGGTCGAGTGATGGCCGCAAGCAAGCTCGGACTGGCGAAGGTGCCATGCATCCGCCTGGCACACATGACCGACACCCAGAAACGAGCCTACATCATCGCTGACAACAAGCTCGCGCTGAACGCAGGCTGGGACGAGGCGATGCTCGGCATCGAGCTGGCGGATCTAAGGGAGGCGGACTTCGACCTCGGGCTTCTAGGATTTGATGGCGATGCGATCGAAGGCTTTCTCAACCCAGAAGAACCAGACTTCGCACCGGGTAGCGAAGATGACCAAGGCAAACTGGATGAGAAATCACCGATAGAATGCCCGCACTGTCACAAGTTTTTCACGCCATGAAGCCGGTTCTCAAGATTGATTGGGCAACGCATGAGGCAGCGAAATATGCTTGCGAGAATTGGCATTATAGCGGAACAAAGCCAGCGAACAAATCAAACTGTTTTGGAGTTTGGGAGGATGGAAAATATATTGGTGCTGTGATTTTTGGGTTAGGCGCAAGTCCGGGACTCGGAAAACCTTATGGATTAGGAATCTTCGAAGTTTGTGAATTAACCAGAGTCGCATTGACGAAGCACAAAACAGAGGTCAGCAGAATCCTCGCTATTTGTTTTAAGACTGCTCAAAAAGAAAAACAAAGGGACTCGACTATGTGTGTCATTTGCAGATTGTTTCCATGATCATCATGGAGGAATATATCAAGCAGGCGGATGGATATATTCAGGAAAAAGCGCAACATCAACTATTTGGAAGCTTCCTAATGGAACTCTTGCCGATCCCAGAAGATTCAATGGTCATGGACATAACAAACCAAGCAAGGTTCCAAAAGGATCGGTTTTAATTAAAACACCCGGGAAGCATCGTTATTTAATGCCACTTGACAATAAGATGAAAAAGCAGATTCTCCCCTTGGCGAAAGCCTACCCAAAACGCGCCGGAAGTGATACTTCGGACACGCCAGCTTTCCAAGCTGGAGAGGGCGGTTCACTACCGACCCCGGCGCTCCATTCTCAAACTTCGCCTAAACCATGAGCGTGAAGAAGTCACCAGCGAAGAAGTTTGTTAAGGCCACACCGGCGAAGCCTGCCGCGCCCAAGGCAGCGCAGGCGGACACCACGCAACTCTGCCGATTATTCAATCTGACCAGCGCTCGGATAGGCCAGTTGGCCAAGGATGGGATTATCTTTAAGACTGACCGGAATCAATTTGACCTGTGGCGAAGCGTCCGTGGATACATTGAATTTCTACAGAAGAACAAGACCGAAGGCGCATCAGGTGTTGAACGCAGCGGCGTCACCGGAGATGCACAGGAACTTACCGAGCTTGTGCGGCAGGTAAAGGCCGCTAGGACTTACAATGACGCAAGAACCCTTAAGGTTCAAATCGATGCTCTTCGCGCAGGCTACGCTCTTGAGGTTGAGCAGGAACGCTACATCTCAATGGTGCAGATTGAAGATGGCATGGATGGAATCGCTGCCGTTGTTCGCAACTCAATCAAAAGACTTGAGGCCGATCTTCCACCGATGCTTGAAGGGCTTGATGCTGCGGCAATGAAGAAACTCATCAGCGAAAAAACAGTAATCGTAATCCAAACAATTTATGACGAAGGGCAACGAATCGGAGCGTCTTCACTCGGCGAAAGTTAGCAGAGTCAAGTTGGCATTCTTTCGCAACTTTCGTCCACCATCGACACTAACTCCAAGTCAATGGGCAAGCGATCGAGTTGCCATCATGGATGGATTAACTCCAAGATTTCACGCGAACAATGCGCCTTGGCAAAGAGAACCATTGGAGGTGCTGGCAGATCCAGAAATCAAAGAGGCTGTTTTTCTTGCGCCGATTGGAACAGGCAAGACCACATTCATGGAGGCAGGACTCTGTTACATCATTGCGGAAGATCCTGGGCCAACCTTGCTCGTCGGCCAAACCGATGATGACTTGAAAGATTGGGCTGAGACTCGGATGGATTACGCGATCCACAACACGCCGGAAACCGCGGCGCTCCTGCCGAAGGACAGGCACAAGAAGCGGAAGATGGAAATCCTTTTTCCATCCATGTCATTGTTCCTGACTGGCGCAAACCTCTCAGGACTACAAAGCAAATCAATGCGCCGAGTATTTTGCGACGAGGCATGGCAGTACAAGCCAGGCATGTTGAATGAGGCTCGCGGTCGATTGCATGATCGTTGGAACCGTCAATTCTTCATCCTGTCGCAGGCCGGAACAAAAGGGGACGATCTCGACAAGGCGTGGCAACAAACTGACCAGAGGGAATTCTCATTTCCCTGCCCAACATGCACAACGATCCAGCCGTGGAAGTGGTGCAACGTGGCGATCGATGACGACGAGGAAATGTCGCTTCTCAATCGAGCGCAAACCGCCAAGCTCAAATGCGACAACCCAGACTGCGACTGGACATGCGCGGACAATACGCAGCAGCGCCGAGCATTGGCAGAGTCAGCGTCCTATATCTCGACATCCAGCGGTCTACCGGGTCACGTCGGTTTCCATTACAACGTCCTTTGCAACTGGCGCAAACCACTCTGGGAAATTGCATTGCTGAACTTGGAAGCAAAGGCCGCGATGAAGGTCGGCAACATTGATCCGCTGCGGCAGTTCATTCAGAAAAGGTTGGCCGAGAGTTGGGAAGAGGATCTGACAGACAACCGCCAGGCACTCGTCGGCGATGGATATCGACTAGGAGAATTCTCTCAAGGTCAACTAGTCGAGAATGAAACCTATCGCTTTATAACGGTAGACGTTCAACGTGATCACTTCTGGGTTGTCTGCCGAGCATGGCGATCGGATGGATCATCACGCTTGCTGTTCTTCGGGCGCATGGAAACGTATGACCAGATCGAGGAACTGCGCCGGCGCATGAAGGTTTCTCCCAAGATGACATTCGTAGATGCTCAGTACAACACGGACCAGGTATACTGCGCGACTGCATCGAATGACTGGACCGCGCTGCATGGATCTGGACAGGCATCGTTCGCGTACAAGAAGCAAAATGGTGACATCATCCATCGACCATTTTCAAAATTCTCTGAAGCATCCGCCACCAATGGACGCAAGGCACGCTATGCATTCTGGGCATCCGATCGGATTAAAGACATCCTGCACGCTCATCGAACTGGACAGGCTCAGTCATGGGAAATACCAGACGATGCACCGGAAGAATACCTCAAGCAGATCGACTCGGAAGCAAAGCGTGAGATCGTCAATGGCAAGACCAAACAAGTCGAATATCGCTGGGTCAAAGTACGTCGAGACAACCACGGATGGGATGTCGAGGCGATGCAGATCGTGGCTGCGTTGATGCTCAAGATCATTCCCGGCTTCGATGTTTGACATCCGCTGCCATTTGAATGGCGGCAACCGTATATAGCACTGCGCACAACCTATTCCAGTGGGCCTATGGTGATGCTTCGCGCGTGGCAGATATCCGCGCTGCATTCGATGATGCTATCTCTGGCGGTGCATTAACGAAGGGCGGCATGGATTCCATCACCAGCGCAGGAAAGAATGGCGTTACTATGGCAAAGGTGATCGGACTTGATGAGTCATCGAGGCAGACCGCACTACGTCTTGCACTCGCTTGGCTGAATCAAGGATTTGCTCCAGGCACTCGATCGCGTGGTCTCTTTTGACATCCGCGATTGAGCGATGGCAATTCTTGATCAATGGGGCAACACGGCGGTGATGCAAGCGGCACGTTCCGCAAACCGTTGGTCGAGGGATCGTCCTTGGGAACCGGTCGAGTTGAAGGACATTGGCAAGCTGGTGCCATACAATGATCGGCACACTTTGCTATCAGCATCGCGCAGACTCTTCCTCAATCTCGGGCCTGCGCGTGGCGCCATCGAACAAAAGGCAATGTATGCAGTCGGTCGAGCCTGGGCGCCTAAATTTACCGGTCTGGATACCGAATTCGGTAAGATCGCTGCCGATTGGCTCAAAAACCAATGGTACGCGATTGGCGATGTTCGCGGCGGAATGCACGATTTCAAGACATCGCTTTATTTGCTCTCGACTGCAATCGACCGTGATGGTGAAGCATTCATTTTGCTTACCCAAACGCCAGATGGTTATCCGCGTTATCAGCACATTCCATCACATCGCATCGGCACACCGAGAGAACTGAATGCCTATCAAGACACCATTCAATTTCACGGCGGCACGCTAATTGACGGTATCGTCTACTATGCGAGCGGAGCGCCAAAGGAATACATTGTACTCGATGACGAAAATAACGCAGCCGAATATCTCGATGCTGCCAACGTGATTCACCTTTACGATCCATCGTGGCAAGAACAGGGTCGAGGATTACCTGCTTTTACCCATGCTCTCAACGATCTTCGCGACATGCTCCAGTCGCACGACTGGGAGCGCCTCGCGCAGATGATGCTTTCTAGCATTGGACTGATCGAATACAACGAACACGGAGGACCAGATCCTGATGATCCTGGCAACATCCTTGTGGGTGATAGCACGACCGGACAAGGCATGACCTACGAGACGATGGACGGTGGCGCTATTCGTTATTTCAAATCAAACTCCGGCGGCAAACTTGAGACGATCAAATCGGATCGTCCAGGTGATGTTTGGGAATCGTTCCACGATCGCATCATCCGCTCCGCGCTTGCCGGTATCAATTGGCCGTACTCGCTAGTCTGGAAACCAACCGGACAAGGAACGGCGGAGCGCAGTGAAATTGGCAAAGCTCAACGCGCTGTCGAGGATCGGCAAGACATCTTAGCGTATGCAGCCAATCGTATGGTTGGATATGCAGTCGCAAAAGCTCAGAAACAAGGAATCCTGCCACAATCGGAAGACTGGTGGAGATGGGAATTTACTTATCCTGCGAAACTCACGATCGACGATGGCCGAGTCAGCAAAGAGCTGGAAGCGATGTGGAAAATCGGAGCCAGGAACATGCGCGACATTGTCGGCATGATGGGCAAATCGCTCGAGGAACATTTGATGGAACGCGCCGAGGAAGTCGCACTTCGCAAACTGGCAGCAGAAACCGCTGCGAAGAAATACGGCGTCACGATCGAGGACCGCGAAATGTCGATGCTTACGCCAAACGAAACTGCACCAACAGAAGTATTCAATGCCTAATCCATCAATAATCTGCGACATCGACGGCACTCTATTCAATGGAGAATCACCGATTCAAGAAGTCATCACCTATCTCAAGGATGAGTCGATGGATCACGACGTCATCATCGTCAGTGGACGCCAAGATTCACAGATGCAGGCGACGCGTGATTTGCTCAATGCGCATGATGTTCCGCATTCGCAGATCCATCTCAGTGATTTTCCACAAGGTGCCGAGGTTCAATTCAAGAAATACAAGGCTAAAAAGCTGATAGATGAAGGGTATGATATTGTTGAGGCAATCGACAATGATGCTCGTGCGCGTGATGCGTACTCATCTTTGGGAATTGAGGAAGTGATCGACCCGGCTGAGATCGTAAAGGAATACCAAACGATCGAAGATGCAATTGATGCTGTTGATCTCAAACCAACCGCGGCAATGGCAGCAGAAGCATCTCGTGGATTGCAATGGAGGCAAGAATTCAATCGAGGTGGAACAGCTATCGGAGTCGCTCGTGCTCGCGATATTTCAAATCGAGTCAATCTTTCTGAAGAAACTATTGGCCGAATGGTTAGTTTCTTCGCGCGACATGAAGTTGACAAGCAAGCATCTGGATTCTCGCCTGGCGAGGATGGTTATCCATCAGCAGGAAGAATCGCCTGGGCGCTATGGGGTGGAGATCCCGGCAAATCATGGGCCGAAACTCGACTCAAACAAATTAACGCTCAACTCAATCAATCAAAACCTATGGACTACCTTTCAATCGAAAACAAAGTCGGCAAAGTGAAGCTCAATGAAGCTGTCACGCCATATTCAATCGACACCATCATCGAGGAGATGGGCCGTCTCTACGGTGAAAACGCAATCGGGACAGAGATCGCAGGCGTGACTGCAAGCGCAGATGGCGCTCTTGAGGAGGTAATCATGGAGATCAACTCTGGCGGTGGATCTGTGCTGGATGGATACCGGCTATACTATGCAATCCTTGCCATGCGTGATCGCGGCGTGAAAGTCACCGCGATCATCAACTCACTTGCAGCTTCGATGGCATCGGTGATCGCTATGGCAGCGGATGAAATTCACATGGTCAAGGGTGGGCAGATGATGATTCACGACGCGTCTCTCAACTCCAGCGGCAATGCAAGCGAGCATCTGCAAGTATCAGAATTTCTTGATGGGATTTCTGACGAAATCGCAGACATCTATTCTGGCAAGTCTGGCATGGAAAAAGAAGTGATTCGCAAAATGATGAAGAGCGAAACTTGGCTTAATGCAGATAAGGCATTTGCGATGGGCTTGGTAGACAAGGTGATTGGTCCAAAATTTGACATGCCAACCAAGGCAAGTATGAGCATCCTCGACAAACTTTTGCCAAACGCAGAACTTGCTTCCAAGATTGAAGCAAAAGATAGCGAGATCAAATCGCTTGAAGCATTAATTTCCGAAGCCACCGCAAAATTTGCAATGGTTGAAACCGAATTGCAAAATGCAGTGACTGAACTCATTTCAGCAAAAGCTGAACTCGACGAAAAGACTAAAGCTCTGAAAGAAGCAGAGGAAAAAATCGCCGAGCAAGAATCCAGCATCACCGAACTGACTGAAAAGTCGGAAGCATCTACTGAAAAAATCTCGCTAGAAGCATCTCGCTTGCTCGCTGCCACAGGTCACCCAACTCCAGTTGCTGAAATCGCAGACGATGCAACTGCTCAAGTTGATCACTTTGCAATCATGTCCAAGCTATCACCTGAAGATCGCTCTGATTACTACACCAAAAACCGCTCAAAAATTCTCAGTCTCTAACTAACAAATACAATGGCTACCGTTTCATTCAACGACACGATCTTTGCACAAGAAGCACTCAATGCTTTCAATGCTGCATTGTCACCAATCAGCGCATTCTCGCGCAACATCAGCAGCGAAGCACGCAATAAAGGCGA